GTAAAGATACCTTATACATACGGAACAAACGACAGTAATACTGTAGGCGAACATAACACAAATGGTAATGAGAATAATACAGATTATATATACACAGCTGACATATCATATGATAGCCCTAATTTATTTTATGAGAAATACTGGGATATTAATGATGTGTCTTTCTGGAAACAAGATTATTTTGTGCCTACAATACTATTTACTTCCAGACCAAATTTATATAAAATTTTAACGATGATTATAGGATTTATTATATGTTTTATTATTATATATATTATAACATATTTTATAAGCGATGAGATACCATTTAATAGCATATTAAATATATTAAAACCTTTGATTATGTTTGTAATTTTAATGATATTTATATTATTCTTTATTAGTTTCAATACCTGGTTTAATAAATATGTGGTTTATATGTGCCTTGACAGTAGCTATAAGAGGTCTTTGAATAAACTAAATAATATCGTAATACCATACATAAGAATGTATGATAACAAAATAATAAAGGGTAATAAAACATATATTCGCCATTATATTATTGCAAATGTATTTTATTCAATACTGAGCGGTAATATAAAATTGAATGATGGAGCATCAGTTTCTTCATCTACAGCAGCTTCAGAAGCTGCCGCGCAAACCAAAATAAAAGATGCATATAATGCAGCAAAAATAGTAAATGATGATATATTTAAATTGCGAACAGATTTAAAAACAGTTATTGACAATAATGATTATGCAAGTTCAAAGACACAGGCAAATAATATTTCTGTAATTACACTTACTACTTCTGCTACTTCTGCCCAAACTAAAGCTGAAGGAATATATAATAATGCGAGAATAATAGCTTTAAAAAAAGCATTGGATGATCTTAATATTAAAATACAAAATATTGATATTAAAGGTATTGATTTCAGTAACATAGATAGCAAAATAGCAGCTATTAGCATTATTGTTAATGATGCAATATTAACAAGTTCTCCAACTACAGGTGGTCAAAATGGTAAAGTAACTACTGCAATAAATGCCTTTACAGGTGAATATTTAATGGAAATAACAAAAGAATTACGGGATATTGTTAATAATGCAACAAAATCTGTTAATGATTTGAAAACACAAATAGATAATATAAATAGTAATTCATACTCTTATGACATGAAGAACAATATAATTAGTAAATATGTTGAGTATACTAAGAGAGAAGTATTAAATGCAAAAGATATAATGGATAGTACATATAGCGTTCAATACGCCTCTGTAACTTCAGCAACAAAATTAAATGACCTTATAAAAGGAGATGTTACTACAAGTATAACTGCAATTAAAACAGCTGAGAATTTGGCAAGTATAGATACTATAAAAGCAGCTGCAACAGCTGCATTTAAAAATGTAATAAAAGCAAAGAATTTATCAGACACTGCATTAAAGAATGCCGAATCAGCAAGAGATGTAGCAATTAAACTTATCCCAAGTCATTCATCATTAGAACCAATTAATGACCAAGAAGAAGAAAACACAAAATATTACGATATCCAAAGAATTAAAACAGGCAGATTGAAATTCGCTAATATGAATAATAGTATTCTTAGCAATGATAATGAGTTTAGAGAATATTATAAGGCTCTGTATAAGAATATATATAATGAAACTTACGAGGAAGCGCGAGCTAATAAATTATACAGAGTATTCAGAGATATATTTACAAATCCTTCTGCTGCTATAAGAGATGACGCGAAGATAGAGGATTACTTTAAAACTAATATTATTACAAATAATCCAGATACCGGAACTGTTTCCAAGATATATTTTATTATTAAAAAGTGTATTGAATTATTTGACGAAGAAAAGTTTAATAATAATTTAATATACTATAATAATCCAGATAACAAACAAAAAGGGATTGACATAAATTCCTATAACAAATTTAAATTTTATAAATACGGAGACAATGTCATACCATATAAGTTTATATTAAAATTAAATACGAAGAGTGAATACGATGACTTTGTAAAAGATATAATTACCACTGCAAATACAACTTTAAATAATATTATAACGGTTGATTTTAGCATTCAAAATCCCGCAGATATTACACCAATATTAGAAGATAACAGTGAAGAGGATTTACTAAGTCAGGCATCTGATATAGAAAAAAAACAGGATAAGAATTTGATAAAAATAATTGCAAAGTATTTATTAATTCTCGGGCATATAAATTATAATAGGATTGAATATAATGACGCGAGTAGTGATCCCGAAAAAAAGAAGGATATATATGAAAGGAAGTCCTATTATTTATATAAATTAATTTCAAACATATTATATAATGATACCTATGATATTAATGACACCTTTCAAATAACAACTGCGCCAGATCTTGTAATAAAAAATTCAAAATACTATAATTTAACATACATATATAATTATTTAGAGACAAAATATGTTGTTATATCCCCTAACATAAACAAGAATTACTTAATAAATATCATTAAGAGTATTAATAATAAGATTAATGATGACGACAAAACTTTAAATAGCGAAGTCAAGAACGCAAGATATTTATTTCGCGATAAAATAGATAATAAAAATAATCCGGAAGAATACGATAATGAAGAGGATATTCTGAATATTGCTAATAGTATATCAACAATATCTTTCGGTGCAACATATATTTTTAATATTGTTTTAATGACTGTATATTTTTATATTATATCTTTAAATGTTAAAAAATCTTTTTAACTTTTTAAATAATCTTTTTAACTATTAAATATAGATAATATTATACTTATAATGGAAACTGTAAAAAAATGTGAAGTAATAAAGTGTGATATTTATAATGAAGAAAAGGATGGGGATACTGTAACAAAATATAGTGATACCGAGAATATTTGCTGCTATAATTTAAAAAAAAAACTACGCGAATTTTTACAAACAGACAATTATATGTTAGACTATAAAAACCTTGCGAAGAAGGAGGAAAATATAGATAGATTGAAAGTATTTTATAGTAAATTCTTCCAACCATATAGTGTTTTACCAACTAAAAAAGTATGCAGTGAATTTAATGATAAATATTTTAATATTTTTGGAATTATACCTTTGGAATTAATACCGGCTTCATATATACCTTTTAACTATAAAAATTACGAGATGAACTTAGATAGGCTTAAAAAAGGTGAAATATTTTTTGAGGATGATTATAAAAGGGTCTTTGTAGATTTTAATAAACATCCCGATACTAATGATAAATTATACATTAGCGAAAGATTTTTAAAGGAATATTTAGAGTTTTGCCTAAAGGATAAATTAAACAACCCGAAGTCAATATTCAACTCTTATTCTACATATACTATGACAATAATTGTATGCATATTATGGTTTTTCATCCTTATGCCGATGCTATATATATTATTTTACTATTATAGAGATATATATTCGTACATTCTATTATTTACTACTATCCTCTTGGTATTAATAGCTATTATTTGGAAGATGATTTATATACTTAATATAGATTAAATACAATTTATTATCTATAATACGATTAAGGAAGTGCAATATAATGTCTATTGAAGAGAAAGAGAAAGAAAAAGATAAATCAATTTATAATTATAATATGATCTTCAACAAGATTGGTACTAATAACAATGAAGAAGATATTAAATTAAATACGAACCTAATAAGCGATATTGATTTACGAAACTTTGACCAGAGGCGATATGAATACTACACAAACTTACTAAAAATATATAATGAAGACCCAGATACATTATTCAATTTATTGAATAAATATAATAGCATAAAATACACAAAAGAAGAAGAAAAGAAACTAATAAGACAAATATACGATTATGCTGTAAAATATACAAAGGCAATGGAAGATACGGATGACCCCCCGCCTCCTACTTCAGGAATTGCAAATCCTGCGGCAAATGCGGTAGCAAAGACGGCAATAAGTGGAGGTAAAATATTTAGCGGAGGAGTAGGAGAAGGTGTGGAAGGAGTAGAAGATGATAAATCTGTACCAAAGAGCCCAATGTCAGGACTTGGAATTTTGGCATTTAGAAAAACAACAAAGGATTTAATGAATGTACAATATGCAGTTAGCGATATGCAGAATAGTGCAAAACAAACAAAAGCAGAAAAAGAGATAAATAATAGAACCCCCATTGAAAAATTAATAGAAGCTCTAAGGTCAAAAATAAAAAAAGAAATATATATGAAAAATCCTAATAAAGTAGGTGATATGGTCACCGATTTTGTGGATAAAGAAGAAGAATCAGCTTCTTATAGTTCCGCAAATAAAGAAAAAGAAAAGAAGAAAAAAGAAGAACAAAAAGAAAAAGAAACACCAGAAGGAGAAAAAGGAGTACTTGATGAACGAGAAGGAACACTATCTGGAAGAATAAAACCTGTGCCACCACTACCAGTGCCACCACTACCAATAGGAGAAGAAAAATTATTATTAGAGGCTATAGAATTATCAATGAAAGTTTTAGAAAGCAATGAAACATCAACGATAGCACCTGGTAAAGAATTACCACATATACCACCACCACCACCTTTAGAGACACCAAAAGTACCAGAAAACCCCACAAAAGAAAAAGATGGTGTTGTAAAAGAATCGTTGAATTTAATACAAAAAATTGTAAAAAATGATGAAAAATTAACACCTATGGAAGATATATTAAAAAGATCTTTGAAATTAATGGATGAAATTACTGATAATAATGATGATGCAGGTATGATAGGAGGCGGAGAAGTGGATGAATATAGCGATGATCTATTAAAGAAGCGATATTTAGATACCAAACGCTATAATAATATTGATAGTAAAAAAATGAATGATTATAGGACACAGCAAAAATCGCGAAACAATAATATTGTAACACTTGAAACAAGTAATAAAATTGAACAATTATCTAATGATATTGATGTATATAATAATATAATACATAAAGGGAAGAATGATGATAAATATATTATTCAGCAAATAAGAAATTTTGAGAATGATCCTAAAAATCCTATAGAAGAATTAGCTTTAACTTTTGATGATAGAATAGTATTTATTATTGCTACTTTTTTTATTAGATATATAACTATAATTATGGTTCAATGGTGTATAGATATTAATATTATTAAAACATTTTACGAAGGATTTATATATTATGCCATTATATATATATTAATTTTTTGGTTTATTGTGCTATTTGTTAATATAGATAATACATACGATGTTAAATATATGAATTTCAATGGACTTATAAATAGTATCCGCACATTATTTTACTATTTTTATATGGGAACTAATGGAATATCGCGGCTACTTATTCATACATCTCTAATAATAATATTAATAATAATACCTATAATATTAAATATTAAAAGCAAGACTGAATTTAAAGAAGACGATCAAAATGATGCAGTTGTAATACTTTCTTACGAAGAGCGAAAGCAACTATCAAAATCTCTATCATTATTTACAATGTTTATATGGTTATTTACAAGTATAATAGCTACAAAATTTTAGTATATTATATATCTCTAATTATTTTAGAAAGGATATAAGTAAATGGATGGGGATCTTCGCTATATATCTTTGCAATATATTAAAGGTGATAATTATGATGAAATAACCTGTTTTAAATATGAAAGAATGAAAAACCTATTGGGTTATAGTAAAGATGAAGAAGATGATACTGATAATAAAGATGAAAAACTTAAAAAAAAATTAAAAGATGACCCTAAATCATTATTTGAAGAATTGAATAATGCAAAAGAGAAGGTTAACTGTAAAATTGGTGAAAGTTTTTTAAATGATTTAGTTAACTATTATAATTTCAAAGATATAGATGTTCTTTTGACAAATGCAAAAAAAATTACAAAAGATGTTATAGATGAACTGGATGAAGATGAAGATGAAGATGAAGATGATAGGATTGATAAAATTATAATTAATCTAAAGAATTCTATAAATAAGCTTAATGGTAGCAGTAATATACAGAAATTACGGAAAATGATCAATATCAAACCGGATACCAAGGAAATGAGAAATGATGTTATTAAATCATTAGAAAAATTGTCAGATAAAGATACTGAGGGAGCTGAAGGTACTGAAGAAGCTGATAAAAAGAAGTTACTACAAACACTTAAAGATAATGCAAAACCAATTATTGAAAATAGTGAATATATTAATGAATCTTCTGCATATAAAGGATATATATTAACAAAAAAAAGTATTACGGAAGAAGAAAAAGCACAAGAGAACACAAAACATGAAAATTTTAAAAAAGATATAAAAAACACTATTATAGACCCCCTTAATAAATTACATGAGCTTATTATAGCCAAGATAAAAATAACAGGAAATAAAAAGGAATCATTGGATAATTTAATGAGATTGTATAATACCTATATCAAATATTGTAAAATTAATATGGAAAAGTATGAAAAACTGTTTAAGTATAATGAAATTAGTAATATTGATGAAGCATTTATGATTGAATCGTATTCAAAGTTTTTAAAGAAATTAAGGATATTAAAAGAAAATTTGGAAAGCAAAGACACAGACAAAACAAAGCGCCTTTTAGTTAACTCATTTAACAAGCTATTTAATAAATATGGTATAGATCCAAATAAATCATTAAGCGACGATGATATCGCATATATAACAAATATGATATTACAATAGCAAATATTGCTAACTAATTTTTATTTTTTACTATTATATATTATTATATATTATTATAATTGCTTAAAAATATGAAAAAATAATGTAAGAAGAATATATAATTTAATTGGAATAGGCAAGACCACCCATACCAGAAAGGATACGAAGAACATTGTAATTGACGGCATAGACACTTATTATACCAGGGATACTTGATGATAATGATAAAACAGCGGTATCTATACGAGACATATTAAGAGTGCCACTTGGTTGATGCTCCTCGGGTTTAAGAGCAAAAGAATATACATTAATTCCTTGGTGAAACTTGTCAGGAGTATTTTCGTGATGTTGGTAAGGTTGGACAAGGGAGAAATATTCACCCTTGCGAGTAGCAAAGCGATCATTACCGTTAAGCATTATCTTGGCATTAGTAACCGGGTTGGTTGAGTCAAGATGGTCATTATTATGAACAGTTCCACTACCACCAGCAGTTGAGTAATTATTCCAATATACACCAGCATTACTCTTCTTGATAGTCCATACTAATTCCTTGCAAGGGTGATTGAAATTCATTCTAATGCTTTTCATTGAATCTCCAGAAGAAGTTATAGAGTCCGCACCTGTGAATTGAAGTTGCTCAATGAGGTATTCGTGAGATAGCTGGGCGAATCGTCGGCGCTCATCAGTATCAAGGAATATGTAATCAACCCATAGAACAGCCTTCTCTAAGTTAATAGAACCGGTAAGAGCGCTATTATTTTCATATGAAGTAACAGTACCAGTTTTAGTTTCTTCCTGGAAAGTAAAGTTAGTTGCAGTAGTATCCTTCATATAACCTGCGCCTTCGCTTTCGTATTCAATATTGATTTTTACTTCGTGATATTGAAGAGCGATTAAAGGAAGCGCGAGACCTACATTGCGACAGAACCAGAACTCAAGGGGGACATAAAGTTCATAGGATGCGCCGGCAGCAAGTTTAGTTGAGGTATTTCGCGAATTAGCACCAACCATAACATTATATCCATCGCGCTTTCCAACAGGAAGTGAAAGTTCGTTCCATATATATAGCCATTCAGAGTAATGCTTATCAATGCGTTGACCACCGATTTCAAGTTCTATGGTTTTTAAAAGCTTTTGTCCAAAGTTAGGAACAAGAGCGACAGCATCAGTTGTTGATGTATTTTTAATTACACCGTAAAAATACACACGATGAATTAAATCACCATTACGAGTTATTTGGAAACTCACGCGAGAACCGAGAGAACTACTTCCGGTAGGTGTTTGTTCAATAGCTTCAATAGCGAAGTTAGTATGACGACGATATACAACCTTGAAGAAGGTAATTTGAGGATTACCAGTTAAATAAACATCCTGTGCTCCATAAGCTACTAATTGAAGAAGACCACCACCCATTTACGCTATATTCTTTATACTATTAGAGGAGAAAAAAAAAAGGACATTATTAACATTATTATTACATTCATTACAAATTATTTTTTACTATAAGGTAATTTACAACGATTATAGTATCATTATAAAAACATTATTGTAATACACTAATATTACTTTAATTAGAATATGCTAAACCACCCATACCAGAAAGGATACGAAGAACATTGTAATTCACAGCATAAACATTTAAAGTGGTGTTAGTATCTAATCCAGCCCCGGCTTTGAAATCTATAGAAAGAGTAGCAGTATCAATACGGGACATATTTAGAGTTCCACTTGGTTGATGCTCTTCGGGTTTAAGAGCAAATGAATAAACATTGATTCCAGCATTAGTTGGTATATTTTCGTGATGCTGGAAAGGTTGTATGAGATTGAAGTATGAACCAGGGCGGACAGAAAAACGGTCATTGCCATTAAGTATAAGTTTAGCATAATCAATGGGATTTGTTGAAGTAATCGCATTATTATGTAGCGTCATTAAATTATAATCGTAAGGAAGTGTTGTAGAAATAGCAGTGTGTCCTGTAGTGTAATTGAACCAATTTATGTTATTAGAAATTAAATTTTCTTCAGCAGTGCCATCAGATTTTCTTTTATTCGCGAACCACACAAGCTCCTTGCAAGGATGATTAAAGGAAAGCTTGGTGTTTAACTTAGTGGATGATACAGATTCAGAGCCAGTGAATTGGAGCTGCTCTATTAAATATTCGTGCGATAGTTGAGCAAATCGGCGGCGTTCATCAGTATCAAGGAATACATAGTCAACCCATAGAGTAGATATGGGGAAGGTAGTTAGAGCAGTACCAGAACCGCGGCATAAATCAGCAGTTTCAAATTGGATGTTAATCTTGACTTCGTGATATTGAAGAGCGATTAAAGGAAGAGCAAGACCAACATTGCGACAGAACCAGAACTCAAGGGGGATATATAGGGTTTGATCTTTAAGGCTTCCACCAGATTGACCAACCATTTTATTATAACCGGTACGCTTTGATTTAGGTAGAGAAAGCTCATTCCAAATATATAGCCAATGTGAATAATGTTTATCAATCTTTTGACCACCAATTTCAATTTCAACATAATTAATTACACGGAGACCATAGAAAGCACACAAAGACTTGTCATCAGTTACTTGAAGAGATAGATACATACGATGAATTAAATCACCATTACGAGATATTTGACAAGTTACACGATTGCCATATCCAGGAGTTCCGTTGAATGTCTGTTCAATAGCTTCAATCGCGAAGTTAGTATGACGACGATATACAACCTTGAAGAAGGTAATTTGAGGATTACCAGTTAAATAAACATCCTGTGCTCCATAAGCTACTAATTGAAGAAGACCACCACCCATTTACGCTATATTCTTTATACTATTAGAGGAGAAAAAAATATCAATTAAATGTATGTATTAATATATTTATTATATAAAAATTAATATTAATTATTCTATTATAAAGATGTTCAAAGAAAAATCATCAAAAAAAAAATATATTTCTGACAATAATGAGGTTTTTACATTAGATGCGATGCATAACAATATTATAAAGAAGTTTGAGGTTACAAACAAGGACAAAGAAAACTACAAGATATTGTTGTGTGATTTAGAAAATCAGTCAAACCTTATTATGGAAAATATAGAGACATTTAAGAGTATTCACGACAAGGAATATATAAATAATCTATGGACGAGCAATATTATTATAAGAGAGAAAATAATTGAGCTCAAGAATAATATTAAAGAGTTGGATTCGTATAACGAAGTTGAATATTATAAAAACACAAGCTATATATTATTTCAATATTATGATACAGTTGAAAAGCAGTCTCATATAAGTAATACGCACGCTTCAATATCTAATGGCGTATGCATTTCTTCAAGCGAACTGCTAAGCAGACAGCCAAAGATATACAAAAATGACTCTAAGAAGAAGCGCTCTTCTGTTTCAGCTACAACAATAAATGTATTAGATGCTCTTAACAATTTAAATATAGAAAACAATTTAATTAGCGATAATAAGCAAAGTAAAAATAGTGATATACATAATACAAGTAATAATCTTAATAATAGTAATGCTAATTCTTCTATGCAAACATATACCAACCAATCTAATCATAACGCTAATGCAGCGAATGCAGCGAATCCATATAGTTATAGTAATAATAGCACGAATACATATGAATATTCAAACAGTGCGAAGGATAATATAATTGATAAGAGTTCTCTTGTTGATAAATATATGTCTATCATAAATAAAAAGTATGTTAGAAATGTTGAAGAGGAAGACATAGAGATATGTAAAAATTGCAAAAATCAAATGACTTGCTTGCAGCACGATGCTATAATTATTTGTAATATATGCGGTTATCAAGAGCTACTTCTTGTAGAGCAGAATAGACCTATATTAAAACAGAATACGAAGGATACTTCACATTTTAGTTATAAGCGTATTAATCATTTTAGGGAATGGTGTAATCAAGTTCAGGGTAAAGAAAGTACAGATATTCCTGACGAAATATTTGAAAAGATTTTAACAGAAATAAAGAAAGAGAAGATAGTGGATACTAAAACAATCACTTATAATAAAATGCGGGATATTCTCAAACGGCTAAGGATAAATAAATATTATGAGCATATTAATTATATTATTAATAGAATTAACGGAATACCTACCCCGCAATTTAGCCAAGATCTGGAAGATAAATTATGTAATATGTTTAGAAATATTCAAGCACCATTTTTAAAACATTGCCCGAAAGATAGGAAAAACTTTTTGTCTTATAGCTATGTATTATATAAATTTTTTCAAATATTAGGATTGAATGAATATCTTAAATATTTCCCATTATTAAAAAGCAGAGAGAAACTATATGTACAAGATCAAATATGGAAGAAAATATGCTTAGAACTTAATTACGAAATAATACCTTCATTGTAATGGATCTCCAATTTAAAATCCGTTAGGGAAACCAACCATTCTAAAGCCTGCGCCTAAACCGACGCCTTGTCTTGCGCCAGCTGAAACTGCAGGGGATAGAAGGTCAAGAACAGAGAATGTGCAAGCAGCAGTTAATGCAAGCATAAATATTTCACTCAAATCTAATTTATTATTAGGCAATATTAGCGCTACAAATGCAACTATAAGACCTTCAAATGCATATTTAAGAAGTCTTATTACGACATCCCAAAAATCTACAGAATATTCCATTTTATTATATATATTATATACTATTATAATAATATAAAATATTTTTATTCCTATATCTAAACCTGTACCTAAACCTATACCTAAACCTATACCTAAATATATATATAATATAAATAAATATATATAATATATATAAATATATATAAGATTTATAATATATAATATTATTAGAAAAGATACTATAAAATGTCAGCAGAAGAAAGCACTAATGTTACAAGCGTTAAGGAGGTAGATTATCTGGATGAGGATAAACCTATTAGAGGGCAAAATTTTGTTTTGCTATCTTTCTTAAGCCCTGAAGATGTTCTTGTTAATAAGGAGGCTTATATGTTCAGCAAATTTATTACTAAATTTAGCGCTGATATGACTACTCTATTGGATGGTATTTCATCAAAATATAGTGATTCAAAAGACTTCGTAGATTCTATTAAAGAGACTAATGCATACATATTCAATCCTAAAGATATGAGCGAACAATATGGATTTTTCAAGTCTGTAAATAATCAAGATCTTGAAAGCTCTTATCATCGCGATAATAACTTTGTAACCTCTATTAGAGGCATCAAAGTACGTGGTGTATTTGATACCATTGAGGAAGCCAAGAACCGCAGCGAATTTGTTAAGAAACTTGATAATAAGTTCAATATTTATATTGCACAAGTGGGTTGCTGGTGTCCGTGGTCTCCTAATCCCGATTGCTTGGAAAATCAAGAATATGCAGAGACACAACTAAATACCCTTATGAAAGAGTATAAGAAGAATATGAATGACAAGGATGTTGTATTTGAAAACAGGAAAGCCTCACTATTTACAGCGGCCAATGCGGGAAATTCCACCATTATTGAGAACGAAGTAAATGAAGCTAACGAAACAGTAGAGAAAGATACTAAGGATACTACTGAGGAGCTTCCTGTAGAAGCATCAAATAATGATCCAGATACTATTGAAATGACTGAGGTTCAAAAGAGTATTGAACAGGTTGATGCGTGGAGTTCACAAAAACTCGGTATCCAGTAAATAATTCAATATAAACATTAAATCCTATAATTTTTTCTTATTTCTTATTATTAAGAAATGAAAGCAATCGCAGTATTTTTATTATTCATAGGGTCTATAATGATTATTCAAGGATACTATAATAATAAATCTGTATGTAAAAAAGATAAGGTAATAGTTAAATATATACCAAGAAGTGTTTATGAGGAACAATTAAAACCCGAAGAAAGTCTTCAAACATTCTATAAAAGTATGTTTGAAGATATTTTATTACATTAAAGTTTTATTTTTATCCTTAATATTAGTAAATGGATATATTAAAAGATATTGAAAAAAACTTTCTAAAAATTAATATATATGAAAAAAAGGCTGATAGTGCAAAATTAAATATAATAAAAAAACAGATTAGCGATTATTTTAAATTCAAGAGTGATGAAAACAATATAGTAATGTTAAAGAAGCAGAAATACGAAGACGATTACAAGAAAGCAAGGGAAATGAATAATTATAATTATGAATTATTTTTAGAGAGGAAGAATGAATTGCATCAAATATTTAAAGAAACAAAAACATTAGCATCATTATATGAATATATAAATTATAAAAATGCTGATTACGCTGATATTCCTGATATATATACTTATGAACATATCAGATTTGATGAACGTGAGGAGCAAGCTGTAGATAAAGAACCTAAGAAGAAAAAGGATTCTGCAGAGAAAAAACCTAAAAAGAAAAAGGATTCAGCAGAGAAAAAACCTAAAAAGAAAAAGGATTCTGCAGAGAAAAAACCTAAAAAGAAAAAGGATTCAGCTGAGAAAAAACCTAAGAAGAAAAAGGATTCTGCTGAGAAAAAACCTAAGAAGAAAAAGGATTCTGCTGATAAGGCAGCAGTTGTAAAAGTAAAAGAATGTCCTGAAGGCAAAATACTAAACCCTATAACCAATAGGTGTATTAAAGATGTTAATTATAAACCTAAACCTAAATAAAAATTATAAAATAGATAATTAAATAGGATATTATGGTAAAAAATATTCAAGAAAATAAAACATTTAGAATAAACTGGTTTAGCTTCGCCTTTGCTTTTATATTAGGGGTTATATATGTATATATTTCATCGCCTCCCATAAGAAATGTTATAAAATACCCGACGCCTTATAATGCGAATAAAATAGTATACAAAAACAATGACAATCAATGCTATAAATATAGCGCAGAAGAGGTTAAATGTACAGCGTCTTCCTTGACACAACCTATTATATAGGGTTATGATATGATATATTTGATTTACCTTAATATTTATTTTTTTTAAATTTTTATAAATTAGAATGAATAAAAAGGGGTTTGGAAAAGGACTTATAAAAGACCTTAAAGACCGCGGGGGATTAAGAGTTACAATAGACAGGCTGTTTTATGACGATACCGGACAGATAATTGTGAGTGCCCTATTTGGTCTTGCGTTAGCCCTGTTATTTAGGCGTATATGTAAGGATAATTGTGTATTGTATTCAGCGCCTGATATTAAGGATATAGAAGGTAATGTATTTAATCTGGAAGATACTTGCTATAAGTATAAATCATATCCTGTTAAATGCAATCCTATAGATAAGCCATTAGAACCGTATGATATTAATAAAACACCTGATAATCTAATTAGTATCCCTGGATTTTTTGAAAAAACCTTTTTTAATTCTACATAATTACATAAAACATATTTGCGTAATATAAATTATATTGAAAATATTATCTATCAATAGATAGAATTATATAATGTCAACACCTATAAGCACATTACCATTGAAAACGCAACAATCAAATACTGGTGATGTTAATGATATTAATGATCCCATAGTCCAAGATGTTTTAAATGAGTTTCAAGAAGAATTAATGATTTCAAAACAACCTAAAACACCACAAATATCCCAGCAACAACAAATGCTTATGCAACAGCAGCAGCAACAACAACATCAGCAAATGCTTATGCAACAGCAACAACAGCAAATGCTACATCAACACCCTCCATTGCCATCTCATTCTCCTAATGGCAGCAATGGCAGCAATAGCGGTAATAGTTTAAATAAATATGACAGTATTTCATCTTATTTAGATACTGAAGTCGCAAAAAAAAGCTTGATATTAGTTATTATAGCAGTAATAATATATCATTCTGGTATTATTAATACAGTATATGAGAAGATGCCTGAGTATCTACAAGATAATTTAAATACATTTGATATATATATTAAATCAATATCGCTATTTTCTATCATATATGTATTATCATTCTTTGAATATATTTAATTTCATTATATTGTCTTATCTATAAGTTCTATATTCCATAGAATTATTAGCATTATTGGCATTAATAGCGTTAACAGCATTAACATTGTTAAAAGTGTTGACATTATTTTTAATAGTGCTTGAAAATATATTAAAATATTTAAGTATGAAAAAGACGCAAATGAAAAATGATGTGAATATTACAAATATTGTTATACCAAACAATAATGTATATGATAAGGCATCATAATTATTTTTATTAATTACTACAATAGAAACAATAACTATTGCATATAATAGCATATATAGAGAAAATACTGATATAAACAAATTTTGATTTTTATCGCTTGCATAGTAAGCCCACACTAATGACCCGTATACTACTAATGTAAGCATTGAATACCCTAAGATCGTGAAGATCTTTTCTACTATTTGGTCGTTCTCTGTATTTGAAACATAGTTTTCATACATTATTTAAATAATCTCTTAATAATAATCTATATTTTTTATTTTCATTATAATATATCATATGAAAGACTTCCTAAATATATATTGTTAGTATCATAACCGCGGATATGTATGTTTTTTGTATCTAATCCCTGAGAACCATATACTTCCTCATTATATATACCTTTATCAACTCCATGCGTTTCCTTATTATATTCTAATGGATTCACAATATTAGTTTGCGCAGCCATAAGATTTTCTTCAGTTATATAGGGTACAAGAGAATTGCCAGTATTATTTGTTGGTTGGCTTGGTATTGATATCTTTTTGTCTGCATTAATGTTCGCCATATTCATTACACATTTTTCACAGGTTTCGTTAGACTTGCTCCCGTGGCTATGTTTGTGTTCCTTGTTATGTTCTTTCGGGGGTTCGCTATCGCTGCTATCGCCTTCTTTCTTATTCTCTTTTTTATTCTTGAGTTCGCTTGTATATACTCTAAAATATAGTAATAATAGACATATTGACAATATAAATCCAAAAATATTATCAATAAATAATAGGAATACCATACAAGTTAATGCTAAATAAAATTGTATCATTGAGTCTTTGAAAAGGGGTTTAAATGGGATATCTTTGATAATTAATATAATAACTAATAATATCACTGCTAAAAGTCTTAAAGAATTGATAATCATTATTATTTTTTAATACTTATCTTCTACTATAATCCATATAAAAAAATGACACATATATATATATGTATTTAAGTATTATTAGCAATAATAATGTATTCAATCTTATCCAAAAATGGTTATGGAATTTTAAAATCTGCATTAGATGAAAAGAAACTTGAAAATATTAGGAAGGATTTAACTATGATTCCCAAAGTTAATTTTGATATGGGTGTATCAAAAAATACTTTGTCAGCCGAAGAATTAACTTTTCAGTTATATAGTGAGAATGAAAAAAGAATATATATTCCGCGATTTTATGGGTTGCAAAAGTATGGCGCTCCTTCATTATGTAAATTAACAAGTGGCGAAGATATAAATGTAGAATTTATTGGATCACTAAGAGAAACGCAGCAAGAACCCATTGAAAACTTTTTAAAAGCCGCACGCGATCCTCTTAAAATGGGAGGTATCATATCTGTTCCCTGTGGATTTGGTAAAACTATTATGAGTCTATATATTGCTTGTAGCTTGAAAAAGAAAACTATGTTTATAAGCCACAAAGATTTTCTTAACCAACAATTTATAGATACAATTGAGCAGTTTGCGCCAGGGGCAAAGGTTGGAATAATTAAGCAGAAGAAAGTTGATGTCGCAGGAAAAGATTTTATAATTGCTTCGCTACAATCTCTTGCAATGCGCGACTATGACATCGGGATATTTGATGATATTGGGTTTGTAATAATTGACGAAGTTCATCATACAGGTGCTCAAGTATTTTGCAAAGCATTTAGGAAATTAAATAACCCTGTAATACTTGGATTATCAGCGACATTGAACAGGAAAGATGGAATGAGGCGTGTATTTGAATATTATATAGGGAAGTCTGTATATACTTTGAAAAACAAGGAATTCTGTGATGTTAATGTACAGGTTCATAAATACTTTGAAACACATATTGATTATTCCACTGTAAAACTTATGTGGAACGGAAAAGAAAATGGCGCGGGAATGATTAATAATGTATGCTCTTTTATACCGAGGACAGAATATATAATTTTCCTATTAAAAGATATCTTAAGAAAAGAACCTGATAGGCGTGTGCTTATTTTAAGCGAACGCCGTAATCAATTAAAGGACATTGAGAGATATATTATTGATTGCAATATTGCTGGCAACGACACAGGAAGCGGCGGCTATGGATTTTATGTAGGTGGTATGAAACAAGCTGACCTTGCGATCTCTGCAGAAAAGCAAATAATTCTTGCGACATATCAGCTGGCCAGCGAGGGGTTCAATGTGCCCTCTTTAAATACAGTAATATTTGCAAGTCCAATATCAGATATCCAGCAATCTATTGGGCGTATTCTAAGAGAAGTTCCTGAAAAACGAAAATATACTCCGTTATGTATTGATATCCTTGATGACTTTTCAATATTCAAAAGAAAAGGAGCAGCCAGACAAAAATTCTATAATACCAATAAATACAAAGTATCCTATTACATTGATAATGAAAAGATTGAATGTGAAGATAATACTGTGAATGATTATGGTAATGATGACGCTAATGACACAGATAATACTAAAAAGAAAGCAATGTTTATTGAAGAAGATGATAATGAATGAAAGA